GTAGGTCGCGATTCGCTAGTAGACTCAGTAAGGATAGCGTAACCTTCTCCAGTCACTATCTCAATTGCAAGAGTTTCATTAGGATCAAACTCTCTCTCCCACTGTCTTCTATTAGCCAGCATAGCAAGAGTCTTAGCTTTTCTCCAAGGCAGTCTACTCATCTGAATAGCCTTCTTCTGTTCCCAATTGCTTGCCTACTCTTTAAATCTAACAAGTCATCTTTAAACTTATCAAACAAGGGAGTAACCATAGTAATAACAGTAGCGTCTCTTCTTGTAGCGATCTTATTAGACTTAGGTCTATCATAAGAACCAGCTCTAGGTTTAGATTGAGAATCAGAAGGAGTAGCAGTGGAAGCGTGAGACGAAGTATAAGAACCTTTAGGAGCTTTTGATGCTTCTGTATTAGACTTTAGAGAAGAACCTGAGTAGCTAGGAGCAGTGCCTCCTCCATCTACAGGATCTAGATCATCTTCAGGATTCATTAGATTCTCTAACATCTCAAGTATAGAGTCTAACTCTCCAGTATCTTCTTGCTCATCTCCAAACTTAAGTTGATTATCTTCAAGGAACTGAGTCTTCTCTTCCTCTGGAATGTCCATTGAAGAACAGTGAGTCTCCAAAGCAAGATTCCATATTCCTTTTAATTTATCTTTTATGCGATCAAGCTCTAAAGAGTGATGTACCTCGCCCTCATGAGTGGTGTCTTCCATTAGATCAAACACGATTATCTACCTCTCTTTTCTTTTCTCTCATATCCCAATGTCTTTCAAAGAACCCAAATGATTGAGACTTTGTAGAAAACTCTTGAACAAACTTAGCTACTTCATTACAAGTACCACAGTTAGAAGGAAGATTCCGATTAGAATAGTTCCTTAGTCTCTCTGTAGAATGACCTTTATCACATCTATAAGTGAATAACATCTAACACCTTCTCTTATGAATCAGTTAAAGAAAGCACACTAGGTATCCGGCATACCTAATGTGCAGACTTTAACTAACTACGATTAAGCAGATGGTACAGCGAAAGCAACACCAGCGTCATCACGCAATTCTCCAACACCATAAATGGTATCAGCTGTAAACAAGTCACCTAAGTATTCTTGTTTGTATTGCGTTTGAGTACGAACGCCAACTTGCTCTGCAAATACTAGAGCATCTTTGTGCATCAATACACCAATACGAGCAGTAGTACCACTAGAAGGAGCTACAGTAGGACAGTTGTTAGAAACAAATACATCTACACCGTAGATCATTCCAATCTTACCTGTCTTAATTGCATCACCAGAACCAATGAATTGTTGCTCAGTGAAACGGTTGATTGCCAACATATCGTTAGCTGCAATTGGTGGAACAATCAGTACACGATTGTCCATAGGAACATCTGCATTATCTAATTTAAGTATCATCGCTCTAATACCATCATCAGTAATGTCAGTTGCACCACCACCAGAAGTTGCACCAGCAAATACAGTAGATCCGTCACCACCGCGTACAGCTTGTTCCCAAAGTGCTGCACCAGTACCGCCTACAGTACCTCCTTGAAATCCTTCCATTAAAGCAAACAAACTATCATCTACTTGTTTTGCAAGGGCATATCCAGCATCATCAGTATAGAACTTACGCATTGAAGCTAAAGATTGAACTTCAGCAATATCTTCAATCAGTTTTGAATACTCGTAATGCTTGTCAATAGATATATTAACAACACTAGCTGTGTCTGCAATCAACGTAACTTGAGATCCAGCAGCTTTAACACTTGCTGATCCTCTAGCTGGTTTAGGGATATGAATTGTATCCCCTTTTTTACCTTTATGAGACATCTTGGTTACAGTGTTTGCCACAACCAAGTTTGATTTGTACGCTCCGATAACTTCATCTGACCATAGTTCAGGGATGAAATTAGCTGAAGTTGTTATCGTACTATGATTAGTACCTAAACCCATTAGGATTCTCCATTAATGTTATTTAACCCGCCCCTCTGCATACGCTTGCTGTATTTCATCAGCCAAGCTTGCATAACGGTTGGGAGCTGTTACTTGTAGATTGATTAAATCAGATCTCCGATACATCTTTTTACCACCAACGGCTTCTTGAGTAGATCTTCCTTCAGTACTTGTCTGTCTTAGGGCTTTGGTTCTGCGAGTCGTCTCTTTCGCCTTAGCTTCTCTGGTACTTGACACCATATTTAATTGGTTCCATGTCCCAAATAGCTCATTAGCGGCTTCAAAGTCGAAACCTCCGTCAGCTCTTTCATACAATTCCTTACGGATAGCACTGTCCTGTACCCATTTTCCAAAGTTATCATCTGCAACGATGGTTCTGAAATCAGGGAAAGCGGCTTCCATTTTAGATACGGAAGCTTCTCTAAGGGCGTATGCTCGATCTTGTTTTGCTTGAATAATATCAGGATGATTATCTACAGCAGACTTAACAGCCTTAGCTGGGTCATCGTAGAAGTTCTCTTCACTGACGTATTCACTCTCTGCCTCTGTTGGTGGAGGCATAGCAGCATGTTGAGCTAATTCAGCGGCTTGGATTAAAGAATCTATTAACTTTCTTTGATCTCCCACCTCTTGTCCTCTTTTACCGAGTGCCTTTTCAGCATTCTGGTGCATATCAATAACGTCAGATATGGACTTACCGTGGTACTTCTCAGGTACATCAGGAGCTTGTACTTCTTCCTGTTGCATTGGTTGAGGTTCTGTAGGTGCAGTCTCTAAGGGTGCTGTTTCAGCGTCATTTACAACTATACTCATTTTAGTTCTCCGTCCATTCTTATGGATTATGGATAAATATAAATGGAGTCCTCATAACCGCATTAATGGGTTGTTGAAGATTGTTCCATAGTGATTTTAGCAATATCTTCAGTGCTTATAAGCATGCGAAGTATTGCTAATTGTCCTTTGGCGAACCAAAGTTCCTCTATATTACGAATAGCATCAACGTCTTGAGCTTCTTCGTAGATATTCTGTAATTCCTCTAATAGATCAGCCCATCCAGCGGTTTCACACATGGACATACGGTCATTAAAGAACTGTGTATCTGTTTTCATAAGGTATTATTATAGATAGAAAGTTTAGTTTCAATATCTGTAGCTCTGGCCTCTGTTCTAGAGAGTTCTGCCTTTGACTGATTAAGCTCAGTCTCAGAAGCAAGATGTGCCACTTCAGGAGTAGTTCTAGCAGTCTCACTGGCTTGTCGTTGAGTATCCATCATGACTTTCTCAAGATCAGCAGTGTCTTTCTTAAACTTAAGCATGCGTTCTTCCATAGAGAACTCATCTGGTACAGTGGTTTGTGCCTCTGCCTGCCATTTAACAGCCTTAGCTTGTTCTTCTTGAGCTTCAGCTAGAGTTTTCTGTATGGTAGCTTCAGCCTGTTGCATCTGTAACTGCATATGAGCTTGTTCCATCTGCTGTGCTTCAGGATTAGGTTGCGACCCTTGCATAAGAGCGTTAACAATCTGATCTCTATTATGTATAGACGAGTTCTGGAACAGTGCAAGTAGGATAATGTTAAAAGCAGGAGAATCTTTAGGAATAGATTGTAACATCTGAACCATTTGAGTCATCTCTAGCTCTTTAGCCATGATCCCCATTGTAGAATAAGGGATGAACTTGTAATCATTAACAGGATAACGCTCAACATCAAACTGTATCTTTCTCCACATCGCCTTATTAATAAGCGGTATTAGAAAAGTGTTCTGAAAGTTCATTAAGGTACGCTTCTGTCTCTTTATAGAGGCCGCTTGCGTCATAGACATCCCAGATGCAGTACGATCAGCCCCCACAGAGACATCAGAAGAGCCAGTCCCCATCTGAATCATGCTCTGTAACAGTTGAATCTGTTGCATGGTAGATGGATCAGTCTGTCCCAAGTTCAAAGGCATAATAGCATCTCTAGGAGAGCCATTAGTAAGTACAGTTCTACCTGCTCTTACCTCAAACTTGACACCTCTAGGTAGCCGAGTAGCATCTGCCGCCATCATAGGTGTAGTAGTAAGTGCCAGTGAGTCAATTCTAGCTCTCATCTCAGCATCAAGTGCCTTCTGAGGGTTGAATCCCTTCTCACATACGCCTCTACCCCAGAACTTATTAGGAACAATGTCATGTTGATAGGAGATAAAAGGTCTATCTACCATCATGAATGCATTCTCTTCAGCCCTCAGTATGTATGAGTCGTTAACAATAGTAACAACCGCCTCTACAAGTTCTTCTTTCTTAGAATACTCGAAGTCATCCTTCATCATCTTCTTGCGAAGGAATCTCTTAGGGACTTTACCCCAGTATTCTGTAATCTTTACGTTGTCTGACTCATCAGCTTGTCTTGTTTCTTCCTCAAAGCCAAAGGAATTAATAGTGTAGTCCCCATCTAAAGGAACATCATTATAAATACCAGACTTAATACCCTCTAATACAAGGTATCTAGGTTTGATAACTTCATGTGCAACCCCAAGAGCTTCGTTTATAGACAAAGCAGAGGGATCAATCAAGAACTCTTTAGGAGATATAGCAACAAGCTTAACATCTAAGGAGGCTTTCTCAGTAACACCTCTTGAATAAGCCGCTGTTTCTCCAATCTGAGTATCAGTAGGTACTCTTTCTACGTTCTGTTCAACAACAATCTTACCAATGCCAGTACCGTATATAGCAGAGTTAAGGAAGACCTCACATATAGCATCCTTTACTCCCGTATACTCAAGATCTTCTTGTAGTAAGTTACGGACATACTCAGCATCTTGCTTATCTTTGTCTAATAAGTCATCCTTTATGTCAAACCACTTGCCACGACCAAAGGTAGCTTCTTCTAGTTCAGCAACAGCGGACTCTACAGCTTGTTGTAATGCAGGAGAGATCAATCTAGACTTCTCAGAG